TCACTTGTACCTGACCAATGCGGTTGCGAACCACGTGACCGGCACAAACGTTCACATGTACGTCGATGTGCTGGTGTCAGCGGGCAACATTCTCGCCACGTCGGCCACGTCGCAGAACATCAGCACCACATCGCTATCGCGATGGACCTCCGGCGAAGGGCTGGCGATGACGCTGGAGGTAACGGCGGCGCTCGGGGCGACAGCGGCAAATATCACGATCAGCTACACCGACCAAGCCGGGAATACGGCGAACAGTACCGGCGCTATTGCGTTGACGACCAGCGCAATTGCAGGGCGGCTCGTACCCGTTCTTGATGGCCCAATGATCCGCCTCGCGGCCGGCGACTATGGCGTACGCACGATTGAAGGATGCATTCTGTCGGCGTCGATGACGGGGTCGGGCGTGATGGCCGCGCTGATCTACAAGCCGCTGGTCGTGTGTCCGACGATTGGTCTTACGACTTGGAACGAGCGCAGCACGCCTGCTCAATTGTCGGGCATTAAGCAATTGACCTCTGCGGCGGGCGGCGAATTGCCATTCGTTGGTTCGTTCGTGCTTGCGTCGACCACGAGTACCGGCACGATATTGCAGTGGCTGGAGTTCGTTTACTCATGATTCTCGACGAACTGCGCAAGGTCGCCAGCGGATTGCAGGGCAAGTGTGCTCCGGTGCCGTGGGGCATCGACGGCATGGGCGAGCTTGGCTACATGACGCGCGAGCGTGGTCTGTACGTAAATCCAGCCTATAGCCGCTCGTTGGATTTGGCGCTGCGTGAGAGCGTGGAGTACGAACGCACGGCGCGGGAAGTATCGCACGGAAGATACGGAGCGGATGTGCTGGCACCGATTGCGCGTCGGATCTCGGATCATGCCGATGTGATCAGAACGATGAAGCGCATGCGGGGTGCGCTTACCTCGTGGGATCAGATTGTATCGGCAATGCAGGCAGGGAAAGCATCGCAGAATACATTTCTAAGAGGCGTCTTGGCGACCGCCAGCACATGGCAGTGTGAGTTCGCACTTGCGGGAATGCCGACAGCGGGATCGTTTGCGGCGATTCCAGGCGGCAGTGCTTTCACGGGATCGTCGGTCGGATCGATGGTAAATCCTGCGTCTGAAAAAATCGGCGGCAGCGATCACTGTTATTTGACCAACGTGTCGCTAGAGTCTGTCGAGAGCACGGCGAACAATCAAATTGTTGGCGTCGTGGATTTGCTCGTCGGTGCTGGCAGCATCGCGGCGGCGACGGGCACAAGCCAAAACATCTCGACGACGGCGCTGCCAAGGTGGACGACCGGCGAGGGGTTGTCCATGTCGCTCGTAGTGACAACAGTATTGGCCGGTGGTACGGCTCCCACGATTGCGATCACGTACACGGATCAGGCAGGCAACACAGGCAATTCTACGGGCGCAATCGCGGTCACTACTGGCGCTGCCGCAGGGCGAATGCTGCCGGTTCAAGACGGCCCCATGATCCGATTAGCCTCGCCAGATGCCGGCGTGCGGCAAATCGAGGCATGCATCATTACGGGAACGATCACGTCGGGCGTAATGGCGGCAATCATCTACAAGCCGATCATGTTCATGGGTGTATTGGTCAATCGAGCCGTAGATCGGACGACACCATCGCAGGCCGGTGGAATGCGCAGAATCACGGAAACGGCAGGCGCTTTGCCGTGCTTGACGATGATCCGATACGCATCTTCAGGCGGTAGTACAAATCTTGGCGGCTTCCTTGAATTCGCCTGGGGCTAAGTCGTGAGCACGAATCGCTTCGACAATCAGTGGCTGGCCTACAAGGGCACGACGACCGGATGGGATGGGTCGCTCGTCGCGGGGTCGGATGCGGATGTGCCGATGCCGATTGCGGTTGCGACCGCAAGTGGCGTCACGATCAATGCGCCCGCAGCAAACATCACGATTGCAGGCGTTGCGCCAAGCATTGCAGCGGGCAAATCGATCTCAGTTCCGGCTGCGAACATTACGCTTGCAGGGGTCGCGCCGTCGATCAGCGTAGGTGCATCGGCCACAATTCCTGCGGCAAACATCGCCATAGCAGCGGTCGCGCCGTCCGTATCGGCTGGCAAGTCCGTAATCGTTCCTGCGGTGGATGTGGCAATCGCTGCGCTTGCGCCGACCGTTTCTGCGGGCGCTGGCGTCGGTGTTACGGTCGATGTGCCGTCCGTGGATGTGGCGATTGCAGCCCAGGCTCCGACGATTGCGGCAGGTAAGACGATCACGATCCCTGCCGCTGCCATAGCGATTGCTGCGGTTGCTCCGAGTGTGCAACTAGGCGACTCCCTACCGGAAGAAGAAACGACCGGCTCTGCATCTTGGCAGAGGGCAAAAAAAAAAAGCCAAAGGTCATCCGTTTCTCGGACTTCGCGGTGCGCGAAGACCTTGTGCAAGAGGTCAGGAAGGCGATTCCTATCCCGCGCCCTGTGGTCGTCCAATCCGTCGAGGACACCGAGGACGAGGAATTTATCGTTATCAACTTGCTTGGGCTGATAGATGACTGATGTCGATACGTTGAGCGCGGAAGCCATTTTGGGCGATGACGCGGACAAGTTTTTGCGCTCGGATCTTGGAAAAGTCGTGATCGGCCTTGCGATTCAGGAAGCCGAGGAAGCCAAGGAAGAATTTAAGACCGTGAATCCGGAGGACAGCAAGCGTATCCGCGAATTGCAGGCAATTATTTGGCGTGCGGAATCGTTTGAAGGCTGGCTGCGTGGATTGGTGGTCGAGGGCGAACAAGCCCTACAAAGTTTGCAACATGATGAGGAAGCTCGATGAGCGATAAGCGGAAGCAGGCGCAGCAAGAACGTCGGTCGCGTGAACGTGAAATGGCGGCTGAATCAGCAGCAGCAGCGGCAGAATCGGCGGCGGAAGCATCGACCGATCCGGTTGGTTCTGAATCGGATGCTCCTGAAGATGCCATGCCTACGGTCGACCATTCTGCCCGTATGGCGCAGCTGGAAGCCTTGCGAAACAAGCCCGAGGACATGGACCAGTACATCCGCGAAGAGTCCGAGGACACGCCCGCAGAGCAGCCTGTAGCCGAGAATCCTGCGCCTAAAGCGCCGACGCTTGAACCTACCGCTACGTCTGAACCCGAGATGGTGACGGTCAAGATCGATGGGGAGGAGCAGAGCGTAACCAAGGCCGATGTGGATGCCTTGGGCGGCGTGGCTGCGTACCAGATTCATAAAGCCGCCGAGAAGCGGCTTGCTCAGGCCAACCATGAAAAGCAGGAGATGGCCAAGCTGCTGGAGCAAGCGCGGGTCATGTTTGAGTCTGCAAAGCCTAAGGAGCCGGTTAAGCCGCCTGAAGAACTGCTGAAGGAAAAGGTGCAGCAGATCCAATTCGGAACGCCGGAAGAAGCCGCGCAGGCGTTGCAGGAGATTCTGGCGTCAAACACTAAGCAAGTGGACGCGAATCAAGTTGCGGCTCAAGTGATGACGCAGATCCAGCAGAACACGGCGGCGCAACAATTCGCGCAACGCAATCAGGACATTCTGCAAAATCCAGTATTAGTAAAACTTGCATTAGTACTGGAACGTGATAAGCTAAACAAATCACCGCCTTCAGATTGGAATCGTTTTTACTCCGATCTGGAGGCAGAGTTTCGGAACGCGATCGGCAAACCTGTTACCACGCAGACGCCATCAAGTTCAACGCCGCAATCCGGTCAGCCTACCAGTGGCCTGGATGCCAAGTTGTCGCGCAAGGACAACATAGTGAACCTTCCGACTGCTGCTGCACGAGTGGCTGCACCGGAACCGGATAAACCACTATCCCGCGAAGATCGCCTGAATCAGTTACGAACGGCGCGGGGGCAACCAGTAGGGTAGACCTATCATGTCTGGTCAAATCTTTGCTACGGGTTCGCTCGGGGGCTTGTTCGACGGTAAGAACCTTACCGACGAGCTTCTCAAGGGCAATATGGCGACCCAGAAATTCCGCCAGTACGCGGACATCAAGAACGCCTGGAATACGAAGCGCAGCGGTGAAACCTTCACGTGGGATCTGGTGCCGATGATGTCTCGCGGCGACCGTACCCTCGCGGAAACGTCGACCATCCCGCAAGGGAACACCACGGTACTGCAAGGCACGCTCACGATTTCCGAGCGCGGCTTTAGCGTCCCGTATACCGGCAAGCTCGAAAAGCTCGCACAAATCAGCGTGCGCAAGCCGATCATGGATGTGCTCAAGTACGACTCGCAGTGCGACTTGGATGCGCTGTGTCATGCGCAATTCAATCGCACCGTTCTGCGAGCCGTGGGCACCAGTTCAACCGCTTTCGTGCTGACCACAAACGGCACGGCGACGGCGACGAACTCCATTGCGTTCAATAGCACGCACGCTAAATCCATGACCGATACCCTCAAGGATCGGAACATCCGACCCTACACGGGCGAGGATTACATGGCCATTGCGCGACACTCGGCCTTGCGGACCTTCAAGAACAACCTTGAAGACCTCTACAAGTACACCGAGCGCGGGATTACTCAAGTGTTCAACGGTGAAATTGGCCGTTACGAGCAGACCCGCTACGTCGAGCAGACTTCGGTGCCCAGTGGTGGCGCGGCTAATAGCACGACCTTCAGCGCGTATACCAATACGTCGGACGCTTGGGATAACGGACTTTCCGATTGGATTTTCTTCTTCGGGGCCGACACGGTAGCGGAAGGCGTGAATACGCCGGAGGAAATCCGATTCAAGGAAGTAACGGATTTCAACCGTTCTAAGGGTGTGGCTTGGTACTACCTCGGCGGATTCGGGCTTGCCCGGACTACGGAGAGTGAAGCCACTGTCATTAAATGGGACTCGGCGGCTTAAGGAGCGATCATGGCTGACTTTAATTACGATTCTCCGCAGTATAACGTTCGGCAATTCACCGCCTTTCGTCTGCCCGCCACCACGGCTTCTACCCCGGTGCTGAAGTACGTTACGCACTGCGCGATGAAGATCAAACGCATTACCGGCATCGTCTTCACTGCCGGGACCAATGCGAGCGCCGGTTACGATATCTACAACGGAACAACCTCCGTTGGAGCCGTAACATTTGGCACTGGGACGGCCAACACGGTCGCCTCGCTCACTCAAGACATTTCGCTCTCTTCGGCGGGTTGGCTTGAGTTTCGCACGAAGGCCAACAGTGCGACGATGGTCGTGGATGCGACCGTCGAGTTTGAAACGCCATACCCGGCAGACCTGACCGCTTAACGGCCAACCGGGGGGCGCAATGCCCCCCGATCTCTATGTGGGGTACGCATGACTTGGGACATCAACGCTCCGCAGGGTAACGAAGCAGCCAAGATCCGATGGGAGCTTGTGCCGTATACCCGAGGTCGTGTCCTCGATATTGGTTGTGGCCCGTGGAAGACGTTTCCTCATTTCATCGGCGTTGATAACGGGCATCACTTCGGCATGCGTGGAGTCAATCTCCCCGTAGAGTCCGCAGAAAGTTTGCCGCTTGTGGCGAGTCAATCGTGCGATGCGGTTTTCTCGTCGCACACCTTGGAGCACATCCAAGACTACAAGGCGGCGCTGAAAGAGTGGTGGCGAGTCGTCAAGATTGGCGGGCATCTGTGCCTGTACCTGCCGCACAAACTGTTCTACCCGAATTGCGGTGAGCCTGGGGCCAACCCGGATCACAAGCACGACTTTCTGCCGCAAGACATCATCGATGCCATGAAGGACATTGGCGGATGGGATCTGCTGCGCAAGGAAGAGCGCAATGCCGACGACGAGTACAGCTTCTACCTCGTCTTCAAGAAACTAAACGGTCAGAAGCATCGGTACTCGTGCGACGAACCGAAGCCTGCCAAGACGTGCGCGGTGATCCGCTATGGCGCGTTTGGCGATCTGATTATGACTTCCTCGATCTTCCCGTTGCTGAAGAAAGAGGGCTATCACGTCACGCTCTACACCACGCCTCGCGGGTTGGAGGTCGTGCAGAACGATCCGCATATCGATGCCGTGATCCTTCAGGACACGGACCAAGTCCCGAATGAAAACCTGTTCGACTTTTGGGGTAACGAAGAGAAGAAATACGACCGCTTCATCAACCTTTCGGAATCGGTCGAGGGAACGCTGCTGACGCAGCCTGCGCGCATTGGGGCCAAGTGGCCGATCAATCTGCGGCGCAAGTTGTTCGACAAGAACTATCTGGAATTCACGCACGACATCGCGGATCTGCCGCATGTGTTTGCGCCCAAGTTCTACCCTTCGCCGCAGGAAGCCGATTGGGCGCGTCGAGAGTCGTCCAAGATCGGTAAGTTCATCCTCTATTCGTTGTCCGGATCGTCCATTCACAAAGCATGGCCGCACATGGATGCGTTGCTTGCGCGGCTGATGATGCACACCGACTACAAGGTGGCGTTGACCGGTTCCGACATGGATCAGATTTTGGAAGAGGGATGGGAGAACGAGCCGCGCGTGCTCAAGCGTGCTGGCGTGTGGACGATCCGAGAAACGATGGCGTTGCTACCGCATGCGGACCTTGTCATCGGCGCGGAAACGGGCGTGCTCAATGCCGCTTCCATGCTGCCCGTTCCTAAGATTTGCACGCTCTCACATTCAAGCGTTGAGAACCTGACGAAGCACTGGAAAAACACCACGAGTCTCGTTCCACGTGGAACCCATTGTTACCCATGTCACATGATGCATTACGACTGGAGTTCCTGCACCAAGGGGCCAATTGGCGTGGCGCTGTGTCAGGAGAACATAGGCATTGAAGAAATGTGGGATGCGGTGACGAAGATCATTCGCTCAAAGGTCGCGGCATGAAGGGTGAGCTGTTTTTTGTCCACCACGACAAGCACGGAACCACGCAACGTCTGTGGTTCAACGATATGGGCGCTTTCTGCCGGTGGCTTAAGGAAGGCAAGCGCCGCATTGCCATTGAGGCCGATGGCGACGTGTTGCTGATTAGGGATCTGTAATGGCGACATCCGGTAGCGTCGACTACAACGCGACGAGAGACAACGTTATCCAAGAGGCGTTGGAAAACCTTGGGCAAATGCAGCCCGGAGATACCACGTCTTCGTCTTCGTTTACGGATTTTTCTGCGTCAGTAGCAAGGCGTCTGAACAACATCGTAAAGCAGTACGCGCACCCTACGGACGGCTCGGCAGGCATACAGATTTACCACGTTAAGCGCGCGTATCTGTTCTTGCAAAAGGGGCAGGCGCTTTACAGTTTAGGGCCGACGACTACGGCGACCGGCGAGACGAACAAGTGGGCGACGAGCTACGGGTCTACCACGATCAGCGCGGATGAAGCCGCGGGGCAAACGGTGCTGACCGTCGTGGACAACGGCACGATTACGAACGGCGACCGGATCGGAATTCTTCTTGATACGGGCTACATGCAATGGACGACCGTAAACGGAGTTCCTACGGACAATGGCGCGACGATTGACGTAACCGTTGCAGTGGCGCTTACGAGTGCGGCAGCGGCAGGACAGCGCGTGTACTGGTATACGCCAGCCAATCAGGGGCGGCGACCGCTTGAAATACTGAGCATGCTTGGACGAGACTACAGGAACCGGGATCGTCAGTTGTCATCCATGATGATGAACGACTACGAGGCGATTACCGAGAAATTCACCGAAAGCACGGTCACGAGCTATTACTACGAGCAGACGTTGACCGATGGGACGCTGCGTTTTAATTGCGCCGCTGACGACCCGACCGAAGTAATCGTCGTCACGTACCGTTCCGTGCCGGAAGATTTGGACGCAGCGGGCAACGATATTGACTTCGACCAAGTATGGATTCGTCCGCTCGGATGGGCGCTGACTCTGGACGTATGCGGGCTATTCGGTCAGGAATCTCGTGCGGCGTATTTCAAGACGATGCGAGATGAGGCGCTGGCGATTGCACGGAATGCCAATCCTGAGACGAGCAATCTCTACTTTCAGCCTGGGGATTCTGAATGACATCGCCGGTAAACAAGCATGCCAATTAATCAGGCGTTGGATGTGGCGGCAGAACTTCGCGTGCTGCGCGATACGCTGAAGCAGAAGCAGGACGAGCTTGGCGACGTGAATGCTCGGCGTGCGTTGCTGCAAGCGGACATTGCCTCGATCCAAGCGGCGATCTTGCTTAAGCGCACCGAACTCCGCACGGCGAGTTCCGATCTATGAGAATTCCGCTTATCGGATCGCTTGCCAGCCGTGACTCCACGAACACGGCGCTTTACGGAACCGGCAAGGATCAGTCATTCAAGGACTGCACATTCACGGTCTATAAGAACGGCGTTAGCGGGCGCACTACGCCGCGTGTCTACGGTCGGCAGTCTAATGCAGTGGCGGGCTATCCTGCGTCGGCTTCTGGTGCGGGGACGGCGATTCGGCAATGGCGCTATCAGTCCGGTCTTCCGATTACCGCATTCGGCTCCACCAACAGCACGATCTACAACACGTCCGCGAGCCTGGGGACGATTACCGGGCAGGCGAAGTTCATTGACGAAGCCTTCGCGTCTGTGGCAATTCTGCTGATTTCTAGCAGTGATAAATCGGCGTGGTATTACGCTTCGGACGCGGGCACGGGTTCGCCGACGTTCACGGGCGACTTGAACAGCAGTACGTCGATCACGAACGTCGTCAGCACCGCAGGCGTTTACGTGGGGCAGACGGTCACGCACGCGAACATTCCTGCGAACACGGTAATCACGGCGATTGTTGGAAATACCATCACGATCTCCCAAGCGGCGACGGCTTCTCCGCCTTCGCAGACGATCACCCGAACTCCGATTGCGAAGATCCTCGATACGGAGTATCCGGGCAACGCCACGCCTAGCCGAGTGCCGACCGGGAGATTTGCGGCGTTGGATGGCATCGCCTATCAGATGGACACGGCGGGTCAGATTTGGGGCAGCGACATCAACAACATCGCGTCCTATGGCCCGCTAAATTTTATTTCGACGCAGGAAATAGCTGACCTTGGCATTGGATGCGCGCGATATGGTCCGTATCTCATTGGTTTTTCGTCGTCCTCTATAGAAGTGTTTAAGAACACAGGAAATCCTGCCGGAAGTTCACTATCGCGGGAGATCGGAGGAACATCGCTCGTCGGATGCGTGAACCAGTACGCATACTGCGAGTTCGGCGATACGGTCGCGTTTATCGGCAAGGAGCGCGGGCTACCTGGGGTGTACCTGATGGAAGGACTGAAGCCCCGGCGCATCTCCGACCAGACGATTGATGCGTGGTTGACGGCTACGGATTTGACGAATGCGAGGCTTAACGTGCTGTCGTCCTACGGCGTGCCGGTGCTCGCGGTGACCTCCGGGGCGAATGCGACGAGCTGCTACGTGTGGCATTCAAACGTCAATATGTGGCATCCGTGGGCGCTTGAATACGGCATGACGCAATCGGACACGACTGATAGTCCGTCTGCGCACGGGTCGCGGTTTGTCGGTTCAGATTCAACGCAGGCCGTTGTGAATGCCGCCGCTCCGGCATCTGGAACGATACAGACGGGCGAGATTGATTTAGGAACGTCAAATCTCAAACGATTTGACCGACTATCGATTGTTGGGGATCAAGCGGCCTCTACGTTGAATCTCAGCGTGTCGTGGTCGACGAACAACTACAAGAACTTTTCCACACCAAGAACTATAGATGCGAGCAAGAAAACTCAGCAACTTAACGGGCTTGGCGTAGGCAGAGCGATCTCTATCAAGATTACCGGGCTTTCTGGTGTATCCAGTAGGCCACATGGTATCGAGGCGATTGATCTTGAAGTGGCGAAGGGGTCGATATGATCGCGCTCGACGGCACGACGATCTCGCTGCAAGTCGTTCTAGCGGGCGCGGTGACCACGAACGAGGCGCAATGCTACTGCGTTTACTACGACGTTCTGTCGCAAACCAAGTCCGGTACGGAAGAATACAAGCGGGCATCTAACGTACAGACAACCAGTGGTGCAACGGCTGTAACAGCGGTCGCGTCTCCGGTGAACACGAACGTTACGCGAATGATCGAGCACATCTGCGTCTACAACCACGACACGGTTAGCGTTACGGCGACCGTTCAGGTTTACAACTCGACGGGCACGGTGACGACGCGATTGAAGAAATCTGTGATGACCGCAGGGCAGAGTCTAGTTTACGAGCACGGCGCAGGCTGGCAGGTTCTTTAGGGGTACACGATGAGCGAACGTCAAGAAGACAAGCGGGAACAGGAACGAGTGCGAAGGCTCGCGGAGTTTTCTCGTCTATGGCAGGGCGTCGATCCTGCGGCCATCGAGCGGCGTGTAGACCAGGGATTACCGGCCGGATTTGGTGCTGAGTTCGAGTCGTATGTACCGGGTCAGACGTTGACCCCTCAGCAGGTGCAATCAGTGCTTGCGAATCTGACCGGCTCTGCACCCAACACACGCGGCGTTGAGGGTGGCGCGGGACTAACGCTCGATAGCTATATGGCCGATCCACGGGCCGCGATCAAGGTGGAAAACGGGCAATACGTTTTCCGTCCTGAACTCGCGCAGGGTGATTATTTTGGAATCAACCCGACCGGATTCTGGGATGGGATGGGACCGGCTGCGTTGGCAGTTGCACTTGCTGGCGGCTTGCCGATGCTCACGTCAATGGGCGTTCTTGGTGGCGGGGCGGCAGCAGCGGGTGCTGGCGAAACTGGAATCGGCGGATGGGCGGGCGCAATCGGCGAGGGCGGCACGTTATCCGGGGTATCTGACCTGGGATGGAATGTGGCCGGGCTTGCGGGTGAAGGTGCTGGTGCCGGGGCCTTGGACGGTATCAATTGGGCGTCGGACATTTTCAACCCGGATGCGCTTTCCACGTTTACCGGGGATACGTCAGCCGGGTGGAATGTTGCCGGAACTTCGGGCGGGACGGGTGGCATCGCTGATGGTATCAATTGGGCATCCGACATTTTCGATCCGAATGCAGCGTCCGGGTTTACCGGGGATGCTTCTGCCGGATGGAATGTGGCTCAAACCGCAGGCGGAACGGGCGGGGCGGCTGGTTTGGCGCAGACCGCTGCCCAACAAGCCGCCAAAACTGGCCTATCCAAAGTCCTGAAAGACACGCTAGGTATCGATGTCGATTCGTCTACGCTGGACCTGATCGGCAAGGGCTTGGGGCTTGGCTTAGGCGTGTACGGGTCCAATAAGCAGGCAGATGCGGCCAAGGATCTTGCTTCGCAGTACATGGGGATGGGCGCACCGTACCGGGCAGAGTTGGCGAACCTGAACGCCAACCCGTCATCGTTCTACGGCTCAGACATTTTCCAAGGCGCGTTGCAGCAGGGGTCAGATGCGCTTTCACGTTCGTTGTCCGCAAAGGTCGGAAATCCGATCCTGAATCCGACCGCGTTGCAGGAAATGCAGAACTACACCACGCGCGGCAGTCTGGATGCGTTTAACACGCGCTGGAACCAACTGGCGAGCGCAGGGCAGCTTGGCGTGAGTCAGGCGGCACCACTAGGGCAGCAAGCCAATGCCGCGTCCGGGAACACGTACAACGCGCTTGGAGCGGGCTTGCAGTCGGTATTTGGGAACCAGCGGGATTACGCAGCGGAATTCATGGATCTACTGAACAAGCGCGAATCTAGAGTGGGTTCAGGGCAAAGCGGTAATGTGTTTAATTTGCCGTAAAGTGAGGTAGCGTGATGGCTGACGTACTTTCCCAAATCCCAGGACTTGCGGGCTATCTGGCGATGCAGAATCAGCGTCGACAGGCAGCGGCGCAAGAGTTCCAAAACGTCTCCGGACTTGCTGCTGCATTACGACAGCAGGAACAGGCAGACCGAGAAGCGCAGATGGCTCCGCTGAAAATGCAGGCATTGCAGGCAGAACTTCAGGAGCGAAACCTTGCCATGCAAGCGGCGCAAAAAAAACAAGAATTCTTCTCGCCCCGGAACATGGAGCAATACATGACGCCAGGACAGCCTGCCGTTGCTCCGGGTCAAGGTGTAACCGGCGGCATGGACGAAGGCGGGCTTGGGCAGATGCTTGGCGTTGGACCGACTGAGCAGGGCGCACCGGCAGCGCAACCGGGTGTTGCACCGAGGCTTGATGTTGACCGCCTCATCGCTGGCGGCGTGTCTCAAGGCGTGCTGAATCCGGAGGCGATGATTAATCGTCAGTCTCAAATCGAGCAGCGGATGGCCGACAGAGAGGCGCGGCGTCAAGACATGCAGATGCGGTTCGATCAAGAAAATAGAACGCTTGCTGAAAGGCAGGCATTTGAGGCGCAACAAGCGCGGGAGCGAGCTTCCGATAGAGAGTACATGCTCCGCGTTGCGGCGTCATTGCGTCCTTCTGGTGGTGGTGGCGGCGGCGAAAAACTCAGTGTTGTTCAGACTGACCAAGGGATGATGCTCACTGATGGTCGCGGCAACTTCCGTCCGGCAGTGGGTCCAGATGGAAAGCAATTGCGAGCGCCGGTCAGTGCTTCCGAAGCAAGAGTACAGCGCGACCTTCAGAAGCAGGAAGTTAGAGACGAAGGAATCAAGTCTCGATTAAATCTCGTTCTAGAAAAGGTCGATGAGGCATTAAAAAACACTGGAATTCTGTCGGCAGGCTTTATTGGCGGGACTATGGCCGGAATTCGCGGCACACCGGCTTACGACCTTGAAAAAACAGTGGACACGATCAAAGCCAATATCGGCTTCCAAGAACTGCAAGCCATGCGAGACGCAAGCCCGACAGGGGGTGCTCTTGGGCAAGTGGCGGTGAAGGAATTGGATATGTTGCAGGCAACGCTTTCCTCCATTGAGGTCGGTCAAAGTCCTGCGCAGTTGAGAAGCAATCTCTTAAAGATAAAGACGCATTATCAGAATTGGCTGAAAACCCTAGAAAAGCCAAAGACCGCCGATGAGACCAATACTCCTGGGCGAACCAATTCCCCTGGGGCTGTGCCAAGAATTTCCAACGATGCTGATTACAACGCGCTTCCAAGTGGGTCGCAGTACATCGCCCCGGATGGAAAGACTAGGACGAAACAATAATGGCTGCTTGGGAAAACGATCCTATCGTACAAAGCACGCCACAATGGGCTTCTGATCCGGTTGTCGAGCAGGAAGCGCCGACTGCTGCGCCTGCTGCGGTAGAACCGACCCGCGTGGGTGATACGTCTGTCCTACAGCAAATCGTCGACACGCTACTGAAGAGAACGCAGGAGACGGCCAATCTTGGCGCGGGCGCTATTCGTGGCGCTGGTTCCATTGGATCAACCATCCTTGCGCCTTACGACATCGGCAAGGATCTGTTGGCTGGGAAAGGGTTTTCCCTGGAAAGCAACAGACTCCGCAGGGCTGGTATTGATGAAGGGTTGCGAAGTCTTGGCGCTGATCCTCAGTCCGGTGCTTACCAAGTGGGAAAACTAGGTGGCGAAGTAGCTGGAACGCTAGGCGCAGGCAGTGCTTTGGCTGGTGGCGCACGTTTGGCCGGAGCTAGCCCCGCAATTGTCTCTGCGTTGCAAACTGGCGGAATGACTTCTAGCGCAGGAAACGCAGCGACAAATCTTGGTGCTCGTATTGGCGGCGGAGCAGTTACCGGCGCAGTTTCCTCCGGCATGGTCGACCCTGAAAACGCAGCAACAGGCGCGGCGATTGGCGGCGCTTTCCCCGTTGTTGCGAAGGCAGCAAACGCCATCATGGGCGGCATGCGTCATCTGATCGGACTTCAATCCGGTGCCGGTGAAACTGCATTGAGCACCGCATATTCCGCAGGGAAAGCCGGGGGAAGCACGGCGCAGAAGTTCACGGAAAACATGCGAGGCAAGAACCCGGTTGCAAGCCAAATGACAGAAGTTCTTGATGATGCCAGAAAGAACCTCGCAACTATGCGTCAGATAAAGTCTGACGAGTACGTTCGCAACATGGCTCCGGTGAAGGGAAATACCAGCGTTATCGATATGACGCCGATAGATCAATCCGTAACTCGTGCGATTCGCCAATACACATTTAAGGGTCAGGCAAAAGACCCGAAGGTGTTGGAAAAATTGCAGGAAGTAAAGCAGATTGTTGACGATTGGAAGGGTCTCGATCCAAATCAATTCCATACTGCCGAAGGACTGGACGCATTAAAGCAGCGCATTGGTTCAGTGATGGAATCTGTGCCATTCAATGAAAAGACGGTACGCAAGGCGATTGGCGGCGTGTATCGGGATGTGTGGGGGAACATCCAAGCCAAAGCGCCTGAATACGCTAAGGCAATGCGTGACTATGAGACCGCAGCAGGGCTCATCGACGAGATTGAGAAAAGCCTATCCATAGGACAGCGGGCATCTGCTGATACGGCAATGCGCAAGTTACAGTCTGTCCTTCGGAACAACGTGCAGACGAATTACGGTGTTCGGGCTGCTGCAATGACAGAACTGGAGCGTCAGGGCGGGCGCGAACTTATGCCTGCGCTCGCAGGACAAGCCCTGAACCAGTGGACTCCTAGAGGCATGCAACGCGCGGCAAGTTCGGTGATGTCTGGTGGACTTGCTATGACTGGAAACGTCCCGGCTGCGGCGGCTCTTGCTGCCATGTCATCGCCTAGAATCATGGGCGAGGGAGCTTACATGGCCGGGCAGGCCAGTCGATACATGAGTCCTTTAGAACAAGTTTTGTATCAATCCGCCCCGGTTGTTGGGTCGCAGTCCTCGCAGTAACCAAAGGAGTCAGCAAGTGATCGACCGCCACAAGGAGAAGTCCAATGATTGAGGAGGCGCAGGCGTCGATTGCGGCGGTAATCGAACGGGCCAAAGATCCTACGTCCTATTCGTGGATCACGTACTCATGGGTCGTCATCTGGTCCGTGCTCGGTGGTCTGGTGTCGTGGTACGGGAAGATTAAAGCAGGTCATGCGCGTCCGTTCAACTTGGCCGAATTGCTTGGCGAGATTGCAACGTCTGCGTTTGCGGGCATCACGACGTTCTACATCTGCGAGTGGGGTAAGGTCGACCCGCTGTTGTCGGCGGTATTCATCGGCATTTCCGGCCACATGGGAACGCGGTTCGTGTTTTTCATGGAGCGGGTGCTGGAGAAGAACATGTCCGCACGGTTTGGGATTGGGGGTGAGAAGTGAACCGAGACGAACTCCGCAGCATGCTGGTGCTCCACGAAGGTCTGCGACTGTTCCCGTACAAATGCACGGCGGGCAAGGTGACGATTGGCGTCGGCCGCAACTTGGACGACGTGGGGATCACGCAGGCCGAAGCGTTTGCGCTGCTCGAACACGACATCGATACCGTCGAAGCCGATCTTGACCGGACGTGGCCGTGGTGGCGGCAGATGACGGACGCTCGGCAACAGGTGCTTGCGGATATGTGTTTCAACCTCGGGCTAGGACGGTTGAAAGGATTCGTTAACACGATTGCGGCGATGAAAGCAGGCAACTACGAAGAAGCCTCAGAGGGCATGCTGTCTAGCCTGTGGGCGCGGCAGGTAGGCGTAAGGGCGCAGCGGTTGGCGAAGATGATGAGGGAAGGGTGACCGCCTCCTGCATGCTCGCAAGCTGGCTCTCGTTCCTTGTCGGAATCGGTGCCGGTGCGATCCTGCTGGCCATCGTGCTGGCGGTCGTGGATAAGGCGATGCGGAAGTGATCGGCCTAATCCCACTTCCCTACCGTATCGGCATCGCAGCCGCTCTAGTCGGCATCCTGTGCGTGTCGTCCTACGTCGCCGGGCGCAATGAAAGGATATTCCATGCCTAATAACTCCGGTGGGCTTTTAGGTTTGTTTGGGTTTCAGTCGACCCCTGGTGGGGCGGCAACAGGCTACCCAAATATATCTCGACCTGGGATGTTGTTTTCCGCGCTTGGTCAGGAAAAACGCAGTCCATATCCAAGTGAATCCGCGTACTTCAAAGCTAACCCAACAGTAGGAGGAATGGCCACGGAAGACGGGAAAGTGACCATCAATCCATTTTCACCGTTGTCTCAAGTCGAGCGACAGCACGTTGCAAACAATGAAGCGTTGCGGCTTCTTTTGCGGAAGGCTTCTCCGCTAAGTTTTCAGCTTACCCCAGAACAAAATGGGTTGCTGTCTACGACGACATACGCAAACGCATCTGAGCAAGATCGGCGCGCGACTATTCTCGCTCGCCTATTAAGCGGCGACCCATCTGCGGGCCAAGCCACACCAGAACAAACGTCCGGGTTGCTCCATGTGCTGTTGAATGCAAAAAGATGATCCCGATACCCGCATGGGCGATCAAAATCGGCACCCTAGCACTCGCCGCGGTCGCGGCGCTGTGGTGGGCGTACGACGCCGGACAGGACTCCAAGAAGGGCGAACTTAACGCGGTGATCGAGTCGCACAGGATCGCGGCGGCGCAGGCTGCGGGCAGGGAAGCCGAACGCCTGCGCATGTGGACGAACGCGGTCAAAGTGTCGGGAGAAAAGTATGCAGAACGTGCCAAGATCGCTGATTCTAGCTTCGATGCTTCTCTTGACCGGCTGCGCAACGCCTTTAACAGTGTCAAAGGAGTGCGCTTTGCCGCCCCCGTTGCCGGAGAGTGTCCAGGCCCAAGCGGACCGACAGGGGCCGAGCTACTCGGAATGGGCGAAACCCTTGCTAGACTGGTTCGTGAGGCAGATCGAGATCGGGCAGCGTTGATTAGCTGTGTAGCGGCGTACCCGCGTTAACCCAACCTATCGGCTTCTCCCGCTGCAACGCCGTCCACGCAGAACGCCACGCCCGCTCGGTAATCGCATACTCGACATCGAGTGCAATCCGTTCCTCGGCGGTCAGCCCGAAGGCATTGCGCATCTTGATGCAATCGAATGCCAGCCGCGCTTCTGCTTCGGTGCGCGCAAGGTCGTCTAGTGTCTTGCCGGTGTCCATCATCTCTCCTAGCTGCGTGGCGGCTTGGCCTCGGTAGTCGCGCCCTAAAACGCTGTGCAATAGCGGGCTGCATCGTCGTCGCAAAGTGCCCGATATGCGCTATATGCCCGCCATGTACCCATTGATTCTGAACGTATTCCTTGATTTCGGAAGACTGCAAAGCCGTGTACGAGAGTTCGATTCTCTCCCCTGCCTCAAGGACTTAGCCTGTTTCCTTCTTCTGCTCTGGTGCAATAGAAGGCTGCATCGCCATCGCAAGCACCGTGCGTTTGCGCTCGGTGATCATGTGGGCGTAACGGTTCGCAGACGCCGCTGAACGTTGCCCAAGCACCTCCTGAACGTCTTTCAGCGTGCCCCCTGCGTTGATGATCAGAGACGCCGTGGTGTGCCGCAGATCGTGAAACGTCAGTGACGGCAACCCGATTGCCTGGGCGGCGACCTTGAAGTGTCGGAACACGCTTCGGTGCGTTACCGGCATCGGCAGTCGAGTCACCGCGTCGGCCATCTGCGGCATGATCGGGCAAATGCGCGGATCGCTGTTCTTGGTGTCGTCGAGCACCAGCACGTCGCCCCGGATGCTCGCCTGAGTCAGCGACCAGATTTCCCCCTGCCGCATGCCTGTGCAGACTGCGATCCATACCGCGTCAATCGTCGGCTGATGCGTGAGATTGCCTATCAAGGCTTCGACCTGGGCCATCGCAAGGTGCATCGTGCGCGGCTTCTCCTTCGCCATCTCGAAATGCACCGGGCGGTCGATCCATCCGAGTTCTTTCCATGCGATATTCGTTACGCGACGGAGCAGGGCAACGCGCCGGTTGATCGTCGACCCGCTCATCTTGCCGCGATGGAACTTGCGATAGTTCCGGGCAATGTCGCCAATCTCGGAGAAGCGTTTGCCGTCGATCCATTTCCATATCGCGCGGACGTGGCCCTTCAGCTTGTCGTAACCTTTGAACTCGTGTTCTGCTCGCTCAAGGAACAATTCTAGGGCGTCGGAAATGAGACGATCCTCGCGCCCGAGTGTGCCATCAATGGCTTGCTTTCGGAGGTTTCCGACATGCTCAAGGACTTGTCGCTCGGTCCATTCAGACCCAAGGCTCGCCTTGTAGCTTCGCCCATGCTGCCCAGGGATAGCAAAGCGGATGCGCCAGAGCCGCGCCGTCTTGTCCCACCAGTAGCCCTTACCGTGCCTTGGCATGTCGTTTTCCTCGCAATGTAGGCGTCCAGATCAACCTGTCGAATGCGTCTGCAACCGGGCGTGACTTGGACATAGGGTAACTCGCCCGAGTCGACCAAGCGACGAATAGACCGGGCGTTGACCTGTAGCTGTGCTCCGGCTTGGGGGTAGGTGAGGAGGTCGCTCATTTGCCATTCACCAGTTTTTTCATGAACTCGCCCCGCACCAGCTTGCGTACGTTCATCGGAGGATTGAGTGCGTGAATGTAGTAATGTTCGACTTCTTCTGCGCACTCCTGCGGCATCTCGATCCATGACACATTACGCCACGGGAAACTATTACCATCGAAGTGTCGATAAAGACGGCGGTTAATGCTGGTCGCCTTCCCGATGTACATGAGTTCGTCGCCGTCGAATAGGAAGTAAACACCGGACTCATTCGGTCCCATGTTTTGCAGGTATCCGCTGCCATCGTTCAGGGCGTATTTGACTTTACGCGCGGAGATTTCATCAAGAGTCTGGTGCAATGGCTTCCAATTGTGCTGGAGCCATATCCTCCACTCCCGTTCATTCAGGCGAAGATTGTCCTTGATCTTCTGCGTGATGCTGTCGCCCAGGATCGCCGCCACCTCCGACGCGGTCAGCCGCTCGCTCACGATGCGCTCGCCTCGGCCCGTAGCGCGACGATCGCATCCTGCGGCACCTTGTAACCAAGGGAGCGCAAATCTTCGAGCTTGTCTGCCGCCTCGTCGGCAGTGTCAAAAGCATAGTCCTCGCCGTCATGAGCCAACCCAATCGGCTCTATCGTGGTCGTCTTAAACCACACTTTCCATTGCGCATAGTTCGCCATCACCTCGTCAACGGATCGTTCCATCGCTAACTCCATCGGTTCCGGCTTTGGCTGGTCACTAACATGACGGTTCGCTGCGACATGCACTATGAACCCACCGTTGCAGTGTGCGTAGCAATACACGTCGCTTCCATCTCCGCTGCTGCTGAATCTACAATAGCTCATCCCGCAGCCCTCCGCAGTTCGGCCGCGATGGCGAGCATTTCGTGGTGATCTGCCCTTAGCCGCTCTAAGAGCCATTTGCCATCAATGAAATGTGCATCCTTAATATCTTTTGCTTCGCGCTCCAGTATTTCAGCCGCGCGGATCATGGGTTCTCGTGATGGCATCATCGTCTCTCTCAGGCGTCGGCGGGTTCGGGCGTCGGATCAGTCGGCGCGGACAGTGCGGCCTTGCGGGCATCCTTCGCTTCCGTGTAGCAAGCCATCAACGACCGATCCTTAGTCGATGCAATCGCGGCCTTGAATGCGGCCTTCAGTTCGTCCATATCGGCGGCGGCATTGATGAGTCCGACGTGATCCACCGATGCGGGCCGATCCATCTTGCGCACCGATGTCGCGGCCTTTTTCCCGCGCGTTGTGGTCAGCGATACGCGAATGTCGGCCTTGATGTCGGTCATGTGGCTGATGCGGATTCCTCCGACTTGCTCGCCACCGAACTTCACTTCCGGGTCGTTGTAGAGCGTCATCGAGCGCCCAATCCATTCTGCGGCATTCACGCCCCAGGCATACGCCAACAGCTTGCGCATCGTCTTGCAGGGCTTGTACGGGCGTCCCTTGTCTCCCTCATAGTAGACGGACACCGGCTGCTCGGCGCTGCTGCCAACCTCGACGCGCGTCACGGTGATGGTCAGATTGTCGGATAGCAACTGCTCGGCGTTAAGCTGGTCGCTCTTCGGGATAATCGTGCTGCTGATGTCGATCACTTCATTCATATTCAAACTCCACCTCTCCGTTGATGTACGAGGGCAACTGCAACGGCTGCTCCTCAAGATAACGACCGGGCCAGCTATTCGTCTGTCGGCATGTTTTCACCGCGCGCAACAGTTCAGCCACTTCCTCTGCTGCAATCATCAAATCATCGCTGCCGACGTTGAATATCGAAACATCATGCGGCGCTTCCTTCTCGACGGCCACGATCTTGACCGCGTTCGGAGCCCATCCGAGTCCGTAAGTGATCGCGTTGGCGTAATGCGCAAGCTGGAGGTGATACGCATACCGTCCAGCCGCAGACCCGAATCGGCGAGACTCCGCGCTCTGGCACGTCTTCAAGTCGATCAGCATCCGGCGCTCGGGAATGATCCAATCCGGTCGCGCCTTGCATGGCAATCCGGTATCCGGGTCCGTCCAGTAAATCGCGTGTTCAAATAGACCGCCGTCGAGGTAGTGCGTCACAAGCGGATGCCGCTTGACTGCATCCGCCATCGCTACTGCGGTTCCGATCTCGTTCGGCTTGAAGATCGTCTTCCCTTCGTTCGCCACTTGAAATTCCTTCCACGCAGACCCGCGCCGGTCACCGTCTTCCCATATCGCGTATTCAGCCTGGAACTTCTCAGGCTCAAACACGAGCGTATGCGTCAGTCGCCCCATTGCATAAGCGGGCGTGTCTTCGGTGCCTTGCGTGAGGCGATGCCGGTACACGAGCGGGCTGTCGCGCATGTATTTCAGCGTGGACCAGTTAACCGCATCCGATGCGTAGTAGCTGCTGTGGGTGTATTCGCTCACAACTGCACCCGCTTGCCGACCTTCGGCGCACTGCATTCCACGCTATCGACGATCGGCCCCCAGATGCCTGCTGTGCTGAACAGCCACAAGCACCCGATCACCGCCACCGTTGCTATGACTCGGTCGATGCTCATGCCAGCCACCATGCGAGCAGGATTGCGCCGAACACGAACGCGCATCCGAGTCCCCAGGCTACAGCGGCACCCGTCGGCGCGTCGTCGTCGATGCCGCCGACCATGCCTGCGTCTTGCATGCTGCGGTTCCATCTGAGCGTATGGTTGCTGGTGTCCATGCTGCGAAGCTCCCTAAGTTGTCTGATCGATTGGTTCACGCCGTCACCTCCGTAAACGCTGCAATCCGCTCGTACCTGATCCACAGCTCAGGAAACGCCGCCTCGATCCTGGCCCGGTTTGACTCGTCTGCGGCGAGCCATGCTGCTGCTAGGGACCGCACGAAGCGGCCTCCGTGGTGCTGCATTGCTTGGATGGTGGGGGTCATGAGCGTGGCTCCTGTGCGATTTCGGCGTCCTGGCAACACGTTTGAATCGGCTTCGTATGTCCTTTGTGGACATGCCTGCCGCAGATTCTGTCTGCCGAAGGAAGCCCCGCGAGTACCGCAGCAACCTCGCACTTTTCGCAGACGAGTTTTTCATTTGGAGGCGATGCTAGGAACGTGAATATGCCGTGTCCATTCGCTCCGTTACCGCACCAATAATGGACAGCGAGGTACGGCGTTCGCAGGTGCTTGTAACGTTCGACAGTGACCGGACGATGGATAAGCGTGCCGCGCTTGTTTTCTACGAACGGCAGGCAGGTTTCCCATGAATACGCTGCGCCGCTTGGCTTCTTTGGCTGTCTTAGCGTTACCTTCATACCAGTGCCCTTTCCGCCCCAACCGGAAACGGCCACTGCTTAGGCAGCTTCGGCAGCCGTGGCGACCGCCGCCGCTCGATGTCGTCGGCCTCGGCGATGGCATCGCGTTCGCGCATGTCGCGGACACATGCTCGGAGTTCGGCGACAGCGGTCATCAGCACGTCGTAGGCATCGCCGTTACCTTCACAGGCGATTGCGATCAGTTCCACGGCATGCGCTGCCGCAAGGTCTTGCTCCTGCCATTGCTGCGGCGTGGACACGGGCATGGCTGCGATTTGGGCGGGGTCATGCTGTCTCCCCTCTAACAGACATCGCCATCAACCCTTGCGACGCAGCGTGTAATTCGGGCGCTGCCGCAGCCAGCGCATTAGCCTTCTGCGTGCGTGAGTTCTTCCACGCAGCATCGAATGCCCACATTGCCTTTTCTGGTGTGTCACCAAACCCGGCAACGCCATCTTGCAGGTTTTCACCATAAAGAGCACACCATGAGTCACCGTCCATGAAAATTGCCGGACGCATCAGAACGCTCGGGCGTGTGTGCTCGTTTTGAATGGTTTCAGCGGCGCAGGTGATCGACTGAACGATGACTTCTTTCTGCCATGACAGGTCAAGCTGTGTAAAAGCAGCATCGTAGATGGCTTGGTAGGTATTCATACGAGTGCCTCCTCTGCGTTAGTGGGAAACGGCCAAACCTTCGGCAACCGTGGCGACCGCCGCCGCTCGATGTCGTCGGCCTCGGCGATGGCCATACGTTCGCGCATGTCGCGCACCGTGGCGTAGATGTCGCCGGCAGCATCCATCAGCATGTTGTGCGAGTCCGTGCCCTCGATGTCGTCGGCAATCTGGCGCAGTGCGTAGGCCACGACTGTATCCACGTACAGGTCATCCTCGACCGTGTTGCGTGGGAGGCTGGCGAGGTATTCGCGCAGGGGGCGAAGGGCGGCGAGTAGGGCGGCGTTCATGACTGCTTTCCGGTGGCTTTGGCGATGGCGGCGCGGGCGAATTTGAGTGTGTGCGTAACACTCGCGCCGTCTTGAGCAAGATGAGTTAGGCGCATTTCGCATGCTTCCAGCGCAGCCAGCAGATCAGGCGCGGCGGCGATTAGGCGGGCGTTGGCAGCGTCGTTACCGTTCTGCATGGGCTCTGCGTCAAGAATCCAATCCGGCAACAGTCCGACGTTTTTCGTCTCATGTTCCGCAATAGTTCTGAGAGACGGTGTGCCGTCGCCGTCCCATATGGCGTCGAAGTCAAATGGCTTATCGCTGCGCGAGTTGACCCAATGCCACGGTCCCGGCGTGTGCCTGCTCATGACTGCACCTTGTCGACGATGCTGGCCAGCGCATTGATCAGCAGATCCGACGCCTCGTGCTGCCCGTTGAGCCGCAGCAACCTGGACGCCTCAAGCACGGCATCGCAGGCACCGGAACGGCGGCTGGTAAGCATGACGCGGTC